GACGCTCTTCCGATCTCAACAGACCCTATGTTGGCCACAGGTGATGAATATGACGTTTCGTTTCTTGGCGTGCCTCATCGTCACATCTTCCATTTCCGGGTGTGGATTGATGTTTTTCACAATGATCGAGACATTGAATTCATCCAGTTCAAACGCTGGCTCGAAAAACTCTACGCAGGGGGCACCCTTGAACTCAATTTCAAAAGCTGCGAAATGATCGCAGATGACCTGTATCTACAGATTGCCGGCCGGTATCCTGACCGTGCAGTGTGGATTGAAGTGGCCGAAGATGGTGAGAACGGCTGCCTCATCAAATATGAACTTTCTCGCCCTAACATCACAGTTAAAATTTAAATTATCATGGCTAAACCCCAAATCAAATCCAATCCCCGTGTTGCAGAAATCTTTGAAGAGTTGGACAAACTGCGCGAGTTCTGTGTGGACTATGGGTATCGCTTCAACGAAGGCGATCTGCATAACTTCAAGAGTTATGCTTGGCAACAATACACCAAGTACTCACAGGGCAAGAATGCCAAGAACATGTGGGACGAGGATCTGCGTCGACTCTCAGTGAGGTTCTAATGGAAGGCGCTGCAAGAGAACCAGACCAAGCAGACTTTGACTTGGAACGCTTCATTGACATGTTCGACGAAGCCATGTCAAGCAAAGATGAGCGTGTTATAAGCGCACTACGCAATCTCTTGATGATTGTGACGTTAACCCGTCCAGAGGTCAGAGAACGCCAGAGCCGCAACTCAGGACCGCTGAGAAGATTGTTTGAGGACATGCATCATCTAAATAGACGGTTGTATGACTTAGAGGATACCATTCGTCGTGTCACGGCGCCACCTGAAGAAAAAGCATATCAAGCAAACATTGCTATGAAAGCATCTCAAGACATAGCCCAGCATATGGATCAAGATCTCATCAATACACTGAAGATCAAAGCACAAGGACTTTACCGCAAATGAGAAAACTATACTACATGGGCTTGGAGAGCTATGAAGCTCGCTACACTCTACAACTCACAGAGTGGAATCGGCGTGTGTTTGAACACCGTGGGTTAGATGTTGTTTATGTGCCTGGCTCGACCATTGACAACACACAAGCTATCAGTGTAGGTCAAGTCTTGGATGCACACGGTCGTAGTTATTTTGCTATGAGCCAAATGATGAACTTGGTTCAACTGATGAAGAACGGTGCAGTCACCGGCGACGATGTGATCTACTTCGAAGACATGTTCCAGCCCGGCTTTGAAAGTCTTGGATATATCATGAACCAGATACCCCCAGAACAATGTCCTAAAATCTTTGTGCGTTGTTTGGCACAGGCCATCGATCCTGATGACTTTGTGCATGTGTGGGGTATGGCTAAGTGGATGAATTTGTATGAGCATATGGTCAATGAAATGGTGGCTTTCTCAAGGGGTGCTGTACTGGCTACCAATGAAGAAATGGTGGCTCACATGCGGATTGCTGGCTGGACTGCTCCGATCTACAACATTTCCGGCTTGGCATTTGGCAAATCAGAAGTTCTGGAGAGAATTGGCGGCTCGGGGAATATCACGCCGTTCGCTGAGAGACCAAGACGAGTTGGCTTCGCGGCTCGGTTTGACCAAGAGAAGCAACCTGGCTTCTTCATGGACCTTATTGAGAAAACTCATGCAGAGTCCAGCGAACCTTGTGAATTTGCAATATACAGTGGTGGACCTTTGCGATCCAACAATCCAGAGTATATTGAGCGTGCCCGCCATATGGAGGCAAAAGGGCAAATCAAAATCTTTGATAATTTGAAGAAAGATGAATACTATGCTCTTCTTAACAATACTCGTGTGCTGTTCAATTGTGCTCTTCAAGACTGGGTATCCAATACTGTCTCCGAGGCTGATACTGTTGGGTGTAATGTTCTATATCCTGCTTATCGTAGCTTCCCCGAGACTTTCGCCAATGATCCAGAGCGTCTCTACATTCCTTGGAGCATAAACGATGCTTACAACAAACTACAAAACCTCCTGCGAGAGCCGCATCACAACATGGGACTTATTAGCGATTGGAACAATGCCACTGTGGATCGCATTGTTGATATTATCACTGGACAAGGCGAGCAATGGAACCGAGCAGGCAATCGCTATCGCGACCATGTTGCTGGAGGAAAATATTAAACTATGAGCACAGTTGTAGTAACCGGGGCCGCAGGATTCATTGGCGGCCAAATCAGTTTACAGTTGCAGGATGCAGGCCACAGAGTGGTGGGCATCGATCGCAGATACTATCCCGGCCACCTTGCTGGTACTTTTGAACGTTTTGTTCACAACGACTTTGCCAGCGACACTGCCTTGAATGCACTGATACAAGAGCGTCCTGCGGCCATCATACATTGCGCTGCCACCAGTCTTGTGGGTCCTAGCATGAAGTGGCCAGCGGACTACTACAACAACAACACAGTCAAGACGCATCGTATGTTGGACATTGTGCTCCAGGCCATACCCGAGACTCGCATAATCTTTTCCAGTACAGCCGCTGTGTATGGAGACCCTGTAATGGTTCCCTGCCAAGAAGTTGATCCCAAAGAACCTATCAATCCCTACGGCGAAAGCAAGCTCATGACCGAAATGATGCTGGGTAGTTATCACAAGGCCTATGAGTTAGATTATGTGGCGTTTCGTTATTTCAATGCCTGCGGTGCTGACAGTTTGGGCAGGCATGGTGAAGAAGACGATGGTACTCACATCATTGCCAGATTGGTAGAGTGTATTCGGGACAAGAAAGTGTTCGAACTGTTTGGCAATGACTATCCCACCGAAGATGGTACCTGCGTTCGAGACTATGTACACGTAGAAGACATTGCTCGGGCGCACCTAATGGCTCTGGATTCGGAAAAGATTCCGGCCGGGGTTTACAATCTTGGATCAAATCAAGGCACCAGCAATCACAAAATCATCATGGCAGCACAGCAGGTTATTGGTTTCCTTCCCGAAATTCAAGCAGGCCCAAGACGTGCCGGTGATCCTGCTACCTTAACTGCCAGTTCGGATAGATTTGATGCGCTGGCAGGAACTTGGCGCCAGTGGACTCTTAATGACATGATTCGACACACTTGGGAATGGTACAACCGTTGACATCGCAATCTAAATACCTTATAATACACTATGACAGACAACAGCCTTAACCTATCACAAGTAATTCGCAAACGTTTGACCGACGCAGGTGCCCGCTATTGGGCCGGCGACAACATCTCCGAATACATCACAGACAAAGAAAAAGACATGCTGGTGGACGAACTCACTGGCCGGTTTGAAGGCGTGCTAGACAGCCTGGTCATCGATCGTTTCAACGATCCCAACTCCATGGGCACAGCACGTCGACTGGCCAAGATGTATGTGTATGAAATAATGGCAGGTAGATATGAAGAAAGCCCGAATGCCACGGCATTCCCCAATGACACTGACGGCAAATACGAAGGCATGTTGGTCGTCCGTAGTGAACTCAAGAGCATGTGTAGCCATCACCACCAGCCTGTTTCAGGTGTGGCTTATATTGGAATCATTGCTGGGCCTAAACTCATTGGTCTGTCTAAGTATTCACGAATCGCTCAATGGTGTGCTCGTCGTGGCACATTGCAAGAAGAACTATGCATGGACATTGCGAGGGAGATTGAACTTGCAACTGGTTCGACAGACGTTGCGGTTTACATCCAGGCCACGCATGGATGTTGCGAGAATCGCGGCATTATGGCACACAGCAGTCTTACTCAGACCACAGTGCTACATGGTGCGTTCAAGTCAGACCAAAGCGTGAAAAAAGAGTTCTTTGATAACATCAAACTGCAACAGGACTTTGCTCCAAGATAATTAAAGCAAACACACAGGGGTACAAGGATGGCAAGAAAAAAGAAAACCGAACTAACCGAAGCAGATCTCATTCGAGAACTTGACAATATCAAACTGGAGTATGAAGCAATGACAAAGAAACTAAGCAAACTATCTAAAGTGAATGAAAGCATTTCCGTCAACCGCTATGACAATGGTTGGATGGTAGAAGTTGGTGGTCGCGACGACGAAAACGACTGGAAAACTGCCAAAATACTGTGCAACACCGAAGAAGAAATGTTGGCTGTGGTTCGCGAATGGAACTCAATGGAAGTGGCAGACTAAGGAGGCGTTATGACAACTTTGACTTATAAAACTGTGAGCGAAATCAACGAGGCCATGGGTCGTGTGTATGGACACATGATGGCTGCTGTGCTCAACAGCATGGTAGTCAGCTATCTTGTGGGTTCTAGTCCTGCATTGTTACATTTCTTTTTCACTGGGGTAACAAAGTGGCTTGTGATCTTTGCTCCGTTGATATTTGTTTTTGCAATACCGTCCATATTGAATTCTAATATTGGCCGAACAGGTAAAGTTCTGACCTTGCATGCCTTTGCGGCATTGATGGGCTTGAGCTTTGCCACAATCTTTATGATCTACACCATGGCATCCATTGTGTCAGCATTTATGGGCGCAGGAGTGTTGTTTGGTTGTTTGAGTTTCTACGGGTACTTTACCAAACGTGATTTGGACAGCCTGGGCAAGTTCATGTTTGTGGGATTGGTTGCCATTGTGATTGCCAGCATCATCAACATTTTTGTTGGATCCAGTGTAATGCAAATGGTGATTTCCGCACTGGCCATTGTGATCTTCCTGGGACTCACAGCCTACGACACACAACAAATCCGTGAAATAGTCAGTGATGGCGAAGCCGGCGACGGTGCAGAAATATCCGGGGCACTGACGCTGTATCTTGACTTTATCAATATTTTCCTGAGTTTGCTGAATCTGTTTGGCGACAAGAAAGAGTGACATGTCTCGGGTCTACCTAATCAAACCCCTTGAAAAGAAAAGCATCTGCTGGCACATTGAAATGTTCCGGGAGAATGAGGACGGTACGATCAGCTGGTTTAACATTGACGATCACTATCGTTGGGGACAAGGGTTTGTTGAAGAAGACATGGATTGCAACTTACCATGGCAAGGCGATGCGCAAGCTCATGCAAAAAACGACTGCGGCTGGGGTGCAGAACTGGATGATCAACACGCATGTTGGTTTGAATTCAGCGATGACATCTCAGAAGAAGAACAAGAGCAAATCAAACGTTGCTATTTAGAAGGCGACGGCGACGAAGAATGGGAACGATCGGGTGCTGCTTGGTTGTTTGATGCCGAACACGATTGGCAAGTGGAGGATGACTATCTTGTGATCGATGCCCCGTATCAAGTTAGCTTGTGCGAAGAAGATGGCACTGTTGTTGAGGAAAACGTCAAACTAAAAACAAGACCCGAAGTACCCGGCGGCCCTGGCGCTTGGCCCTTCCCAACCTAAGGAAATATCATGGCATCATGGATTGTCAAAACATATCACAAGAAAAACGTTGAACAGCACGAATACTTTGTTCAACGCGAAGGTTCGGGTCGTATCAAAGTCACGGATGGATTCCGTTGGGCCACCTTTAGAGTAACCACAACAGATGACAACTTTCCTGAGTTTGAGTTTGAAGAAGTGCCCGGGGGCAATGGTGCTCAGGACAGCCTAAACTTGTTTTCTGTAAGTGGCCCAAACATTGAGGACTCTGAACTGATCGACATGTTCGATGGAGGCTGCTGGAGTGACATTGAATTCGAAGGTCTCACACTAGAACAGGAAGAAGAACTCCAAGAGCTCATCGATGAAGAAGGTGCTTACGCATTGGAAGACAGCGGCGATTGGTATCTTGACGAAACCGAATGTTGGGTCTGGGGACCTATTGAAATCACCAACGAGGACGACGAGAGTCAAACACGTATTATCATTGCCGACGAACATGGCAACGTGTCAGACTTTCAAATAGATGAAAGATGATCAAAGTAACTGTGCTCAACAATGACATTGAACAACGAGCCCAAGATGAGCGTATGTTTTCAAAGTTAGCCAAACAATCTATGCCCCCTCAAACACTAGAACAAGCACAAAAAGACGGCGTAGCACCTTGGGATGATCTTGTGTGGCAAGACTTTCATGTTGCTGTTTATCGTGATCGATACCCAGTTACTCGCGGTCACTTGTTGTTTGTGCCCAAAGAAAACACGCCTGGTTTGATTCAAGAAGCCATGACGTCTGCTCTATGGGAAGGAAATAGAATGGTCGATGCCGGTGAGTGTGAAGGATACAATGTTGGAATCAACATGGGTCGGGTTGCAGGTCAGACTGTGATGTATCCGCACATACATCTTATTCCTCGACGCACAGGCGACTGTGCTGACCCAACAGGTGGTGTTCGAGGCGTTATCTTTGGACAACAAAACTATAAAGCAGCTGGCTATCAGCAACCATAAATATTTCTCTAAGCGGCCTGTCCGGCATCACCCCGCTATACAAACTCTGCTGCCTATGCTATAATAACATAGGAGGACAATATGGCAAATCAACCTAGAACTTACCAATACGTAAGCACCAAAGAATACCATGACGCATTTCCCTGTGCGTATCGACAGTGGCGTGCAGACAGTCACTGCAATCTAATCCATGGTTACAGTTTCTCAATGAAGTTCTATTTTGGCACAGACAGTTTGGATGTGCGCAACTGGGCTGCCGACTACGGTGGACTCAAAGAACTCAAACACATCTTGGAAGATCAGTTTGATCATACTTTGCTGGTAGCCGAAGATGATCCTGAACTTGAAACATATCGACTGCTGGAAGAAAAGAAAATGGCCAAGCTCACAATCCTGCCAAGACTGGGTTGCGAAGGTTTGGCAGACATGCTGTACAAGTATGTCAACGGAGTTTACATTCCGGATCTATGGGGTCCGAGTGAAGCAGAACGACTGTGGTGTTGGCGTGTGGAAGTTAGAGAAACACAAAGCAACATGGCGTATAGAGAAGGCCATCGTGAGTGGGGCGAGGATCTTTTTGCATGAACAATGACAAAAAACCTGCCTGGCAAGAACTAAAAGATCTTGAAGAAGATCTTGAGGAACAAGCAAGATTGGCCGAGTTAGAAGAGTATCGTCGACGAGCCATGCAACAGTGGTTCGAAGACGGTAGTTGCACAGGTGGAAACCTGAACAACAAATAATCCTAAAGGAGAAACTATGTTAGATCGAATCTTAAACGGCGTAGACCGTGCGTTGGCCTATAAGCTGATGGTAGCACATATCATCATTATTGCTATTTCAAACTATCTTGTGCAGTTCAAGTTTGAAGTGTTTGGCAATCCCTTGGCAGTGGCAGCATTTACATTTCCATTGGTTGT